TAATTCATCAGTATTTAAACCTTCGTGATTTTCCATATATATAATATTTGATGTATAGTTATCATTATTAGTAGGTATTGCACTGTTAATAATAATAGCACTTGCGTCATTATTCTGTTTTTTAGATGCCATCAAAGCAACGTCCACAGAAAGTATTCTACGTTCATTAAGAACTAAGTCAGGTATTTTTAAATTTCTACTATTTCCAATTAAAGTAGTAGGGTATACAGCTGTTTGTAATCTTCTACGTTGAGAAATATCATCATAAGTAAAGAATGCACCATCGGTATCACCCCACCAAAGGCACTCCATTTCCATTTGGAATTTCAATTCATCAAAGTCGTTTTCAGACATTTCGTCTTGAATTTGTTCTCTTGACAACAATCCTTCTTTAATTGAAATTTGATAAGGTAAACCGCAAATAAAATATTTTTTAGTTTCATCTAACATATTAACCGTATATGCTTTAGCCTTATCAAAAGACCAATGGCTTTTCATCCAAGCTGAACTCATATACAATTCCTTATTACGCTCTAATAAATGAGCATATTTTGGATTGTTTAAATAATTTGGCTGTCTTGGAGCAGTTAAAAATCTTCTTAAAACAGTATCAATAGTATCTTTATCTACCATTCTAAATTCATCAACTAAAAGTATATTACATCTTGCACCTCTACCTGAATCAGATGCTGTAACTACTTTTATCCAAGAGCCATTTGCAAATTCAATTACGGCTTTATTTGTACCTACATTTGCATAAGTAATCTCTCGCCTTAAATTCTCAGAACCCCAACCATAATTTTTCATAAAATCATCTGTGATTTTTAATAATACTTCATTAGCTTGAGTTCTTGTAGCAGAAGCTACACATATTTTTGTTTTAGGGAAAAGAATACAACGAATTACACAAAACAACGCTGTAAGGTAGGTCTTACCTTGTCCTCTTGCAGCAAGATACATAAAATAGTTATTACACATCATTGCGTATAACAGTATCTTCTGAAAAAGTTTTAAATTAATATTTAAATAATCTTTAGCAAACCTATGTGGATTATGACGATAAAACCCACACCAAGCTGCCACACCATTCATAATCCTTTCAGATTTTTCATTTGCTAATTGTTTTTCTGATTTTTTATTTTTAAAATCAAAATCATCCAAATCAATCACCTCACTATTCATCACTCATAGTCGAGGTATTACCAAATATAGCATCAAAAAGAACTTCGCTATCTTCTTCAACATCGTATTCTGGCTTTTCAACAGTATATTCTTTCATAAATTTACTATATAAATTAGATAAACCGTTTTTAAGACCCATCATCTTTGCTAAATGACCCCTATAAAATATATCTACATAACGAGCTATCTTATCTACATCTCTTAATTCTTCATCAACTTCAGGGATAGGTCTTGTATTTTCCCATTTATCGATTAAAGTACCAAATGTCTGATTGTCTGCTGTTGTATCACCACTATTTTGCTTAGGCTGTAATTTAGCAGCTTCAAGCTGTTTTAAGAATGTAGCGGTTAAATCTTTAGTATCCTGTTTTGCTCTAGTTGCTTTTAATAATTCTAATTGAGTAAAACAAATTTGTTTAAACACTTCTTCTTGTGCTTTAGTTTTACATTCATGTCTTGCTGTCCAGTCTTCATATTCTTTTTGAAGAAATTCATAATCATCATCTGAAAACCCTGTACCAAAAAAGTTAATTGTCTTTTCATCAACTCTTCTATCTTCAATATTTTTATTAAATATATTTATACCATTACTAATGCTTTCCTTTTCATCATGTAAAATAGTATCATCGTATGTTTTATCTTTATATTGAGTTAAACGACTTGTTCTAAGATAATAAGAAATTAATGAAGCATTATTTTTTTCTTCAAACTGTTTAACAGCAGAACTAAAAAGACTATCATCATAATAAACATCAAAAGCCATACAAATTCTTTTAATTGCTTTTCTTTCAGGGAAGGGACAGTCTTCATTTTTATATTTTTCTAAAAGATAATTATAAAATTCATCTATACAAGTTTTGCAATAAGGTATTCTTTTTAATTCTTTAAAAAAAATACTATCAGACAAATAATAATTACTTCCTATACATTCTTTTTTACAATTCAAACATTCGTGTGTTGATTTTGTAGATTTTCTTCCCATCACAACACCACCTTTCTACAAACAAAAAAAAAGAGGGGTGTAACCCTCTACAACATTTCAAATTTATAATTCAACAATTTTTACTTTGTCTGATATAATATTTCCATCAATATCTTGACAAATATATAAAAATCCATTTTGAGCTGGTAATGTTAATTTTCCATCTGTATAATCTAATTTATTTAAATCACAACAGCAACCTTGCTCAAACATTTTTATATTACCTTGAGTATAACTACCAAGTTTATGAGTATGTCCAAGAACAATAGAATTAAAATCTCTATCTACTCTAAGAAAATAATTAACAGCCTTTTCAGTAGTCTTTAACATTCCAGAAGAGTAGGAGAGGGGATGAGCGAAAATTGTTTTACCAACTTTGTACCACCATTCACCAGTATATACAACTTTAATATTTTGTTCTTCAAACACTTCTGTAACAGGAGCATACCAAGTTTCAGTTCCGTTGAATCTATCTCTTACTTTAAATCCATCATTAATAATTAAATCCATAGGAGTATCTGGCATAATAGACATTAAATCTTCATTTAATCTATCACTAAGATATTTACCTAAACGATGTTCATGATTGCCTTTAACAACTATGACTTTCTTAGGTGAAAGCATGTTAATAAGCTCAATTATGAAATTTCTAGTCATAACCATTTCTTTATCCATATCAACACGATATTTTTTAGGGAATATAGAACAGCTTTGACAATCTTCTAAATCTCCGTTTAACACTAATGTATCAACTTTACCAATATAAGGTCTATAAATATCAATAGGTAAATTAAATGGAATATGTAAATCTGATATTGATAAAATTCTATTTGCCACAGTTGAATCATTATGAATATAATTATCATAAATTTCCATTCCAGCAGCCATTTTTCTTAATTGGTCTGGTGTAATATCAAGATTTAACACATCTCTAATTTCAGCCCAATCCATATCAGTTTGTTTTCTTCTTTTTGCAAGACAACAACGAATTTGCCATGCAATATTATCTTCATTTTCATGTCTTTTCATATTTAAATCCAAAACATACACCTCTTTCATACATTCATTACTTTTCTTTACACACAAAAAAAGAACAGTTCTAAAATAAAGAACTGTTCATATAATTGGCGGTAGTGGTAGGATTCGAACCCACGAAGCGTGTTCTCCACGCCACAATAGATTTCAAGTCTACGCCCTTGTGACCACTTGGGTACACTACCAAAATTGACTCTACGTCCGAAGAACCTCGTTTGCAACCGATACATTTTTTACAGAAATTCCAGTAAGATAGCTAATCAAACCAAAACAACGTAAACATAATAAATAGAGTACATTCCTTTATTTTATGTTCTATAGACGATGTTATTAAGGAAACTAATACAGGAGCTTACCCTGTAATGCGTTTTCGTTTCCTAAATTATTTTGGAGCTGGTGGAGGGAATCGAACCCCCAACCTGAACATTACAAATGTTCTGCTCTACCGTTGAGCCACACCAGCATATTAATTGGTGCGAGAGGGGAGATTCGAACTCCCACGACTTCACAGCCAAAGGATTTTAAGTCCTTCGTGTCTGCCATTCCACCACTCTCGCATATGGAGTGCTATACGAGATTTGAACTCGTACCAAATGATTGGAAATCACTTATGCTACCATTACACTAATAGCACATATTGGAGGATAGGGTGGGGGTCGAACCCACAGCCTATCGGTTAACAGCCGATTGCTCCACCATTGAGCTACCTATCCATTTAAAATATTGGTGGAGATAATGGGAGTCGAACCCATGACCTTCTGCTTGCAAGGCAGACGTTCTCCCAACTGAACTATATCCCCATATCACAGTTTTTTTGATGCTACCAAGATTACTGCAAACTCTAATTTCA